TGCATCACCGAAATGGTCTGTATAAGCACCATGTTTCTGTCCAGCAGTTGGGATTCTTCCGTCAACACCACCACCTAGTGATACGTTGATTACTGCAGAAGGTCTTCCGAAAGCTGTTGTTGCAGATGTTAAATGTGTTCTTTCTTCGTTTGCACTAGTCAATAAGTCGGTTGAGTGACCTGACCAGTAAACGTATTCTGATTCTCTTGCAATTACATTTTTGTAGTAGTTAGATTGTCCTTGACTATCTTTACTATCTGAAGCAAGAGATACGAAACCATAAGTTTCTAAAATTGTGTTCTGAACTCCTGAGAACAGTCCGTCTTCGTCTGATATTACTACGTGAAGTTCATCATCTGAACCTCCAGCAGCTGTTGCTGTTCCTGACTTAGCAGGTGCTTTATCAAAAGAGTTATAAAACTCCCAATATCTATCTACGTTTGCACCTGAAGCTACAGTTGCAGTTAGACCTGTTCCAGCAGGTTGACCGATTGCTTCGACTACGATTGAAGTTCCATCGGGAATTGAAGTCACTCTATATTCTGTATTGTGACCTGCGAATTTAACGATATCTCTTACAAACATACCTGAAGAATCATTTACTGAGATAGTTGTTTGTCCAACTGATTCTTGTCCCGAAAGTGTAGTCACTGCATCGTTAAAATATGCATCTGATGACGCACATACTGAAACTTTTAGTGAATTACCTAATGAACCCGCGTATTTTGCAACCCAATTACCAACTGTTCCGTTTTGTGAACCATTTTGGTAAGTAGATACATACTCGTCATTATTCTTTAGTAATGCAGTTCCACTTGATGCGTTTGCATTGTTTAACCCAGTTGAGTTAATTCTTACGACCCTTAGTGAAGAACCATATTTAAGGAATGCTTCTGCTGAATAGAAGTCTTCTGCTCCAGCATCAGTATTAGCTGGTTGATAGAAATTATCGACTAAACCCTTTGCATCTGAAACTGTTATAACTTCATCAACAGGGCCCCATTGGAATTGTCCAGCAAATGCACCTGTAGTCGATGAAACGGCTGGAACAACATTTGTCAGGTCTATCTCTTTTACCTGAACGCCTGGTGATACTTGAAATGCCATACTTTTACTCCTGTTGTATTAAAAGTTGTTTACTGTTTTATTTATAACTTTATAAAACTCAACAAACTATAATTTTAATGGAACGTCCATTGTTTTGTGATACCATCTATCCCCCTCACTATCTACAAAGGATTCTTGTTGATTTCCTCCGTCAAAAACCCCTGGCGGCAGTAAGTCGTCTTCGATTAGTTTCTGTTGTTCTGAATACAATAAGTCTTTGACTGCTGTATCCGTTAAATGAACAAAATACTCAGTTGTCACAAACCAACTGAATAACACTAAATTCATGACCATATCGTCATTATATCCTCTATCTGCTTCCCAACTATTACCTTTATGCACAAAAGTCATTAATTCCGTAATAGTATATCGGTCATTCAGAACAAGTCTATTTTCTTCTAATAATTCTTTCAGTGTAGAACAACCGATACGTTTAATCTTTCGAGACATAGTCACTCCTATGTCCTCCGCCTTTAATTGTCCTTGAACAAAAACATTCGGATATTCGATATCATAATGTAGTTGATTTGCAACTGTTCCACCTTCTGCATTATTTTCAATGATAACAACTGGTTCATTGTAATGTCTTACGTATTTATTTATAATATCAGGAAAGAGAAGAGGTGACACCATATTATCTCTATATGTGCATACTTGTTTAAATGGACTTGTTGTCACGTCTATAATAGTGAATGTAGAGTAATCCATACCCCTTCCTTTTGATACGTCTACAGTGCAAACGTATCTATGTCCTTCTTTTGGTTTTTCATATAGAAATAGATTGTCTCTATTCCATTCAGGGTCTATTGCTCTCATACCAAGTAGTGTATTACTGTTGATAAGTGTATTACCAGTTCCTAAGAATGAATTACCATATTCTTGTTCAAATTGTGCTTCTGAAGTGTTTGCAATGGTTTCTTTCTTCCATTCTTCATCTCTGCCAGGCACGTCAAACCAGTTAATAAGAAATGATTTGTATTCTGATTGTTCATGAACTGCAGACTCATATATCTTGTGGAACATATTACCCACACCATTTGCAGTAGAAGTAATAATAACCTTTGAATCTTTACCTGAGGTCACCACGGGATATGTTGCAGTATAGAACGTCTCTGCATCGTCCACAAAGGCAAACTCGTCAAGATACAATAAATTGATTGACATACCACGAATCGAACTTGAAGAAGTTGCAGCTGCGACAACTTTACTATCATTACTAAATTCTATTGACCCTTTGTTTAGAATCTTAACACCAGGCTGTAAAAAGAATGGAACAGACTCTAACATGGTCACGATACGTGCAATCATTTCTCTTGCAATTGCACCTTTGTTAGCAAGAACTGCTACAGTGACTTCGGGTTTAAATAGTAGGAACCACAATAGATATGCACAAGAAGTGATTGATTTACCACTCTGTCTACTTGCAAGAACAACACTAAATCGGTTTTCGTCATAGTGATTGATTAGATTTTCTTGGTATCCACGAAGGGTAAAGGGAACCATACCTTCGTCTAGTGATATGATTTGTGTATAATTTTCAATGAAGTGTGTAGGATTTTCAGAACACTTCAAGTATTCTGCCATTTCTTTATCGGTGTATTTTGTTTCTACACCAGCTCTCTTGATTAGATTATTACCAAGATATCCGTCATTCTTAGAATCAGTCATCTTTTTTCTTTTCTTTCTTCAAAAACTTTTGTAGTTCTGAAGTAGAACCAACGTATAGGTGATTTTCAACTTTACCTATTCTTTGTTCGTCTTCCTTTTCTAAATCTTTTAATTTCTTTTGAACGTCTATGAGTTTTTCTGCAGTATCGGCTACAGTCTTAATAAGTTGTCCTGCGACTTCATATGCACGTGGGTGTTCGGTTTCTTTGGAAAGTTCTAATATACCTTCGATTGCATCTTGACCACGTTCTACGAGGTTATAGAGGTTCTCTCTTGCATATTTGTAGTCTGTATCGATATTCTCTATCCTTGACGGGACTTTGACTACCTTGGTTTCTTTTTTGATTTCAGTGTTGATATCTAATAAAGAATCTAACTTTTCATCTACTGTTTCTTTTGTCATAATTAACTGTCATCGGTTTCACTGAATGATTCTTTAGAACCATCGTCATAAAATGTCACTGTTTCTGCAACTACGAAAGTATCACTTGGTTCTACTGAACCTACAAATTTAAGTTTAGTGTTCTCTCCTAGTGTCACAGCAGAACTTAAATCTATTGATAATCTATCACTTGCAATAGAGGAAACTGTTGGATTTGGTGTTAAATTCGTTCCAAAGACCTCATCTCCTACACTTATCTTACTATTTATTGCAGTTGCAAAAGGAACTGTTGCAGTGCTAGTCACTGCAGTAGAACTAGTTTCTGCAAAGGCAGGTTCATAATGTTTAACTTCTTTGACCAATCCACTCTCATTAATTTGTGAAGTTGTGAATTGACCTGAGATATCAGTATTGATATATTCTCTTTCGACAACGTTTTTGATAACTGTTCCAGTATAAACAGGGCCGAAGAAATAAATTTTCATAGTAAATTCAAGTGTATATTCTATTACACGTCTTTCTTCAAAACTTCCTTCGTATGTATCTTCCAAACCTACAGAATTTAATGTGATTGGAACGTCCCTAACGTCTGACATATCGTCAATCATTTTCATTGTGACTGTATATTCAGGTTGGAAATATGGTAAAATTTGTTCTACAATCTGTAATGCATCAGACATATTCTTTGCAAGAACACTTAGTGTAAAGTTTAGATTGTATGGTGCTGGGTTATATTGATACCCACGATTTACTCCGTCTGTTTCTAAACTTGATTTAGAATGACGTATTAATTTGTTCTGTTGTCTAGTTGCATCATACTCAAACCCCGTTAATTCGAATGCCATTCTTGGAAGGTTGATTGAGGTGACGTTTAAATCCCTTTCTTTTGCGTCTTCTGTAAGTCTTGCAAGGAACTTTTGTTTAGGGCCGTATGAAATGGGAACGAGTTGTTGTGATAAAACTGTTCCGTCTTCTTTAATCTTTTTACAATAGATATTATTGAACAGTGTTCCAAATATCGATACAGACCTTTTTATGGTTTCGTGATAAAAATGAGTTCCAAACATTAGGGTTCTCCAAACGGATTTGTTTCACTAAAGTCTAGATAATTATTATCCTTATCTTCGAAGTCTTTATTTTGTGCAACACTTCCTTCCATAGTCATTACGTCAACAATACTTGCAATCGTTCTTGTTGCACCCGAGGTTGCACCGACAAGTCTATCTCCTTGTGCAAGTGTTGTAGTGTTATCCTTAATAATGAGTTCTCTGTTTGAACCCCTGAAGTTTACAAC